TCTTATGGGCGTGCTGGTCGACGATCTGGCAGTCGTCATGGAAGACGCCGGCCAGGGTGAGCGCGTCACCAATTGCGCGGAACAACTTGTCGCTGTCTGGCTTCGTGGATGGGTACTTGCGGGTGACGGTCTTGCCGCGAGGGAGGTAGACCCATGCGGTGGCGCTGACGGGCAGCTTTCCGAACCCGTCGCGACCGGCTAGGGCCTTCTCTGCGGCCTCCTGGACGGCTGTTCGCCACAGCTTTGTGCGCGGGTTCGCCTCGACCATTCGCCCCCGCCAGAGACTCTTAGATCCTTGCGGTGCCGCGACTCCGACCACACGGAAGACCAGCTCTTCGACGCTCTCAGTCATCCGGCCTCCCCTGATGAATGAAGAGCGGCCCTCACCTGTTTGGTGAGGGCCGCTTTCTTGCGCCAGTGGTGGCGTTGGTTAGCTGTGATTGGGGGTGATGGGTAGTCGAAGGTGAGCGCCCAGGTCATGAAATCTCCTGTGCTTTCTTCCCTGCTGCCTCGATGCTGCCCAGCACGTCAGCCCCAGCGCCTGCATTCTTGGCGGCGGTCCAGAGTGCTTTGAGCGCGTCGACGTCGTTGTCCGCGAGTTCTGTTTCGGCGGCCCAGTCGCGGTGGACGATGGTAGGCAAAGGTTCGACCTTGTGGGGTGCGCGTCGACCTCGAGTCACGGTGAGGTTGACACTGACCGGCTTGTCGAGGTCGGAGAGGTGGCTGATCTTGATGCCGCCCGTGACGGAACCGCCGAATCGTACGGTCGGGTCGCCGTAGAGGGTCATACGTCGGTTGGGCCACGGGGAGGAATCGCTGCCCCATGCGGCGATCAGGACTCTCCTCATGCTCTTAGACGGCTTGTATGGGCGACCGGGGAATTCGAGCAAGTGGATTTCGACGGGCTGTTCATCTGTGCCGGCCTTGACCTCGGTGACGGTGACTGTCTTGCTGCCGCCCAAGTAGTCGTCGTAGTTCTGTTGGTCGGAACGCGGTGCCGTTGTCTCTGCGATGTTCATGCGTGCTTGCCTTTCATTAGGAGAGCCAGCCTCCGAAGTAGTCGAGTAGGGGAAGCGAGTAATCTCGTTTTGCCGGGACGGCAGATAGGCGCTTATTAGTGACTGTGGCGCACTCCATTCCGGCGGTTCCGAGCACTTTCATTTGGTAGTCGATGACATCCCTGAAGCCGTCTACCGCATCAAGCTCAATGATGTCGCCCACTTCGTAGCGATTGAGTACGCGATCTAGCGCCTTGGTTTGGTACTCGTTGCCGCTAGCGTCGTAGAGGCTGTCGAACATGCCCATTAGCTGATCTCGATTTCTGCGAAGTTGTCGTGTCGCTCTGTCTTGGGCGCGGTCAGTGTGCGTTCGGTGAAGGTGTCGATCATCTGCGCCGCCGTTTTCTCGAACTGGCTTAGTGCGTCGATGATGGCGACTTGCCAGCGCGGGTCGGGGTATACGCGTTTGACGTAGAGGGGAAGACCGCCACAAAAGGACACATAGTCGAGCCATGCGCGCCCGCTGACGAGCAGACCAGCCTGGCATTGGGCCATGTTCTCGGCGGGTACTTCGTCGGCGAGGATGGTGGCGAGCTGCTTCTTCTGCCGGCGCGATTTGATCTCGATGAGTCCGTCATCGCCGACTAACCCGTCGGGGCTGTACCCCATCCGGTTGCCCTCAAACTCGTCGGTCATAAACCCGACCTCTCGAGCAGGTGCGTGATGCTCCGAGTACAGGTCGCGGGCAACGGGTTCGTCCCAGTGCCCGCGTTCCATGTCGATGGTGGAGAAGGTGGGTTCGACGTAGCCGGTGATGCGCTCGGCGACGAGGTGCATGGTCAAGGCGCGTGCGGTGTCGTTGTTGGCGGGCTTGAACGTCTTGGCGGTGATGAGCTGGCCGACCGTGCTGGCGGTGACGAGGCCGCATCTGGCAGCCAGCCACTCGTCGCTTCCCTGCTCGAGCGTGTCGTAAACAGTCAGCGTCATTTGGTTCTCCTCCCAAGTTCGATGCGTGCGCGTGACAGGGATGCCTCGTAGTCGCAGCCCCACATGTCTTGGATTTCTTGTGCCCGTTCGAAGATTGCTTCTTCGTAGGCTGCGTCGGTCACGGCGTCTCCGTTCCGTAGTTGCTACTGGGCAGCAGCACAACCCCGTGCTGCCCGCTAATGAGGACTGCCCCGGCCAGGATGGTCAGGGCGATGAGGTAGGTGCGGGTCGAGGTCATTTCCAGTCGTCCAGCCACAATGAGCCGTCCCACCACTTGTTGACGCTCTCGAGCAGCTTTTCCGTCGTCCGGTGTATGACCGCGTACTCATCGGTCTGGTAGTCGCTGTTCTTGATTTGAGCCAGCTCGGAGGCAGATTCGGCGGTGAAGTGGTCGCTAATTGATTGGTGCCCGCCAGAAGGCGTGCGCCGGATGACTTGCCAGTAATCGGTCACGCGTTGTCTCCTGTCGGTCTCGGTTTGCACGCGGTCGATTCGGCCCATTTTCCGCACCCGTCTGTGGCGCATGTTCCGCCCCAGGTGCGTCCGGTGTAGTCACCGGTGTAGAGGTTCATCCAGAGGTTGGTGGATGGTTTGCCGCAGTTTGGGCAGCGGGCGAATGGGTTAGCCATGCGCGTACTCGACAACGTGCCCAACACGCGTGTCTTCGTGTCTGTCTGCGGCTTGGACACTGGTGGTGATGTAGTCGCAGTGGGTGCAGGTGAGAGCGGTGATGCTCATGCGCTGGTGCCGTTCACGAGGGCGAGGATGGCGCTGATGGCGTCATGAACGTTTTCGTGGCCCATGATCAGTGCTGCTATCTGATCCCGCGTGACTTGGGGGCGTTCCGGGACCAGGCGGGTGAACGGGGCGAACCGCTCGGGGTTCGCGAGAAGGGTAGATCCCGAGATGCCGTATCCCCAGTTGCCGTTGTCGGCTAGGCGAATAGTGACCTGCGACCGAGCCACTTTGTCGAACCCCTGGTACCATCCCGGCTCGGTCGGCAGCACGGGCTGCAGGTTCTTCACGGATTCAGGCAACATGCCCAGTACTACCTTCAGCGCGTCTTGCTCTTCCATCGTCATTGAGTAGTAGACGCGCGGGTGTGTGAGTAGTTTGACGGCACCGATTTGTTCGTCTGTTACATCATTCATCGCAGTTCTTCTCTCGTCTCAGTGGTGCAGTTGGGGCAGGTCCATGCCCAGAGGTTGATTTCGGGGTCGACGTGTACGTCGTCGCGTGCGAAGTGGTCGCAGGCGAGGCAGTGGACATATTCGGTCCGGGTGTGGGCGAGTTGGCCGGAGCTAGTCACGGTCGTGCCAAACATCGGATGCCCAGTTGGCTGCAACAAGGCCGCAGAACAGGAGGCCGAGTCCGAATACGACCCATGCGCCGGCTGCTGCTTGGATGAGTCCTTGCACGAAGGTGCCGAACAGATAGGCAGCGGCCCCCAGGACTGCAAATCTGAGGGCCGCACGGATGGTTCGGTAGGTGATGCTGTGTGGGGTCATCTGTTTTCCCCTGTGCGTGAGTTGCGTGCGCAGGTGAGGCAGCTGGGGAATCCTGACCGTTTGTAGTAGCGGGTGTTTTCGGGGAGTCGGGGGTGTCCGTTGCGGCAGTATTCGGTTCCTGCGGGGAGTGGTGTGGGTGCGATGTTGAGCAGCCCGAACATGGCGCAAATTTCGGGCAGGTCTTCGTTGGGGACGCGGCCAACGGCGTGCATGGCTGCGTAGAGTTTCTGTTCCTCGGTGGTTTCGTATTCCTCGAGTGGGGTGAAGTCGAGGCCGAGCAGTACGGTCATTTGATGAGCTTTCGTCTGAGCGCGATGGCTATGGTGTTGGGTGTGTTCGTCGCTAGCAACTTGGCGCGGATGTAGACGAACGTGGAGCCGACAGCGGTTGGGGTCATGAAGAGTGCGTCGGCGATTTCTGCGTGGGTGTCGCCGTCCGCTACGGCTTGCAGGATCTCGACCTGGCGCTCGGTGAGGGGGCGGTCGGTGTTCACTGCTCAGCGGTCGGGGCCGAGGATTTCGAATCGGCCCACTGATGGGCGTCCCAAACGAAATCAGACCATCGCCAGTTCTCAGCGCTTCGGTTTTGTTCCAGCGCCAGGGCGTACTCATGAACGGCCTTGCTGGCAGCCTGGTCGGCTCGTGCCCGCTCAGCGGCGAGAGCGGCGATTGCCTCGCGGCAGGTAGCTGCGTCCTCGTCGTCGATGAGGAATCCGCCATCTTCCGAGTAGGAATCACCCCGGCGGGCGATGTTCTCCAGCTGTGCGGCCAACACGTCGAGGTCGGGTCGCGTCACGGGGGCGTCGTTCATGCGTAGTCCTTCACTTTTTGGATGACGAAGTACCTGCCCGTGGTCCTGAACAACCTGTCGCAGGTGTCGTGGGCAAGTTCGAGGGTGGGTGCTGAGGAGTAGTAGGAGCCGGTTTTGCATTCCCGGATCTCGTACGGCATGAGACTCATAACCGCTGCCTCGCAACCCGTGGCGACGACACATCCCGGACGAGCAGCGTGTACCCGTAGTCGAAGCAGACACGGCGTGCAGCGTCCTCGGTGGTCCAGGTGATGTGCGATTCCGGGGTGCGGCGGAAACCGTACTCAGGGTGCGGGGTCACAGGACGGCGCTCCATTCCCGGGTGCGACGCAGGGACTCGGTCAGGCCGTAAAGACCGGACCACCCAACGAGGCCCTTGTCGACCAGTTCGCTACGTCTAGTTCTCAGGGACTCGGGCGACGGCATCACATCGCCAGACCGGATCGCACGCTGGTAGTAGTGACGGGCTATCAAGTCATCGCTGATCGGGCCGTGCTGGCAGATGATGTCGAGAATGATCGACTGCACACGCGTCGGGCACCAGACGGTGTCGTGCGCTTCCAGGCTGGTCTCGGGGTTGGCTCTGCGGGATCTAGGCAAGATCAGCACCGACGTATCGGGCGTAGATCTTTGCCCGTCCGTTCTTCTGGCCTGAGGTGACGGTTCTTGCCTCAAACTCGCCTTCGACCATCCCACCGACCAGACCTTTCTTGATTTGCCGAGCGGCAGATGGTGCTGCGTCTTCGCGGACCAGGGCCCATCTATTTGGGTTGCTGCGCAGTTCTGCGGCAATCTCAAACCAATCCGCACCATTACCTTTGCGTCGAGCGTCTTCGGGGGGTTCTTCCCAAGTAATTGCCATGTCCTTCTCCTCTGTGTGGTTGCAGTTACGTGAAAGCTGCGTGGGGTTCGGGTCAACACGCAGCTAGTGCCGTCTTCCGAGTGCCGATCTCGGTCTCACCCCGCAGCACATGGCTGCTCCTGGGGACGGGCTGACGTCACTGGGAATTGGTGCGTTGCGCGCCACTGGGGCTTCCCTCGGTCGGTGTCACTGATTGGCGTGCACGACGGGTTGTCCTCTGTGGGGTGCCGTGTACGTGTCACGCCGGCCCGTTCCTTCTTCGGTTGGGCCACGCTTTGGAGTTGTGAAGGGGCGTTCGCTCGACGTACTGGCCGGTTGGGGCGGTCCGAGGGCGCGACAATTAGTGCCCCCGTTGGGCACCAAGAATCGGAGAGATGAGTAGCTAGGTGGCTACGGTCTTTCGGAAGGGAGGTTTGCGAGCCAGCGCTCACCCTCCGGCTTAGTGATGATCGGTTTCCGGCCTGCCTTGGTGGGGTAGGACGGGATCAGGTCGCCGTTGTCGATCGCTTTGCGGATGGTGTCAACGGAGAGGTCGACGGCGTTGGCAAAGTTGGGGATCGAGTAGGCGAGCTTGTCGAGCGTGTCGCTCATGCTGCCTCCGTGAACAGGTGGTGGATGGGGATATGCAGGAAGCCGCCGACACGTACCAGGTCAGCGACGTTGAATTCGCTTACCTCGTTGAGGCGTGCGGTCAGGTCGCTGAGGTTCATGTCGGCGGCTTCGGCTACCGTTTTCTCAGTGGCACCAAGCACGACCATGCGGGACTTGATGTCCTGGATGGTGGTGTTGGTGGGGGTTCTTCTGTGCATGGTTGGAACATTACTCCCCAGATGTGGTGAGTGCAAGCCCGTGCGGGAAGTTTTTGCACCAGATTTGGTGACTGGGTTGCTAGTGTGGGGAAGTGCCAGCAACTAAGGAAGCCATCAACCGCGCGCTCGGACGCGAAATCAAAGCCGCGTACGTCCGCGAAGGAATGACTGCTGAACAGGTCGCTAAGGCGGCAGGGTTCAGCGTCAACACCATGACCCGCATGCTTGCCGGCGGGGACATGCCTGTAAGCCGCCTGTACCTGATTGCGGATGCCATTGGTGTCAGCCCGGTCGAACTTGTCGAGGCGGCA